AAATCCATCCAAGCATTTCCGCTTCTGTTGAATGCTTGTATTTGACCAGAGGTACTGGTTGGCTTAAATATTTCAATGCCACTACCAGCTGAAGGCGTTACATTTTCAGTTACTTGAATACCCCCCGTAACATTTATTAGTCCCGAGCTGTCGATTCGTAGTCGCTCAGTATCATTATTTGTATAAGCAATAATGCTGCCATTCGTACTTGCAGCATGAATGCCAATATCGTTAATTTCACTGCCAGTAGGATTAGAACTAATTCGTGTATTAGCTGTAGCAGTCGTGCTGTTATAAAGTGAGATTACACCGCCAGTCGTTCCATTAGCAACAACTAAAACTTGCCTGCTTCCAAAAGCAACTGCATTTGTCGTACCAACCAACAGCCTGCCCGAGCTGTCAACCTTTACCCGATCCGTCCCACCAGTTACAATTTTTACTTCGTTACTGCCATAGACCAAACCCGTATCAGCATCTGCTCCAGTAGTCCCTGGGTTTGCTGTGGTGTTTGTGCCGTCAATTCTGATGGACATAATTAAACGATCACCCAGTTGGAGCCAGAAGGAACGGTAATTGTCGCACCGCTGTTGACCGTTAAAGGCCCAGCTGAAATTACGTTCTTGCCTGCACCAATAGTGTAAGACGTCGTAATTGTATTGTCATGCTCGACAGCCCAGGTGTCACTGCCTCCACCTGTCGCCCCACCACCAATAGATCCCCACGCTGATCCATAGCCTTCAAACTGACTAAGAGTCGAGTTGTATCGAATCATCCCCGCAGCAGGGCTGCCATCACGCTGTGCAGTAGTACCAACAGAAAGATTGGAAGATCCAGTCGCAGATGTCCGTGGTGTGTACCCAGCAATGCTCTGACCACTATTGAAAACAATGTCGCCAGTCATCGTGCCGCCAGATTTTGGCAACGCCGCATTGGCTAAATCAAAAGCTGTTTTAACTGAATTTGGCGTTGCAGCAGTTGTGGTGCTAGTGCTTGAAGTTGAATTAGTAAGAAGAGCGCTACCTAAACTTGTCGCGTCTAAAACCTTTGTTCCATTAATTCGATATTCTTTAGCACTGGCAATATTGATATGTTCGCTAAGTGTCCACGCATCAGTCGCATTGACCCAATTAATTGTTTTATCTGTTGCACCCTTCAGCGTGATGCCACCGCCATCAGCAGTTGTATCTGTTGGCGTTGAAACAACCGCAATTTCAATGTTCTTATCTTTAATAGACAGCGTGTTACTTGAGACTGTTGTCGTCGTTCCATTAACAGTCAGGTTTCCCTGGATCGTCGTATTGCCAGACGCATCAATCAACAGGCGCTGCGTTCCACCAGCCGTAACCGCAAGCTGATTTGCCCCAGGGCTATATATTCCTGTATCGAGGTCGCCAGTAAAAGCAAAGCTGGGTAGCGCTTCCGTTCCAAGGCCGAACTTTTTAAGCAGATCCTCAACCTTGACCTTTTTGGTCTGATCGTTGACCAAGTCAACAATCGGCAAAACGTCAGTAGCGACCGGATCCGTGTAAGCGGTCAGCCCAGAAATTTTGACGTTTGCCATGACTATCGACTCTTTAGCTTGATTTTAAGACCAAGTGCCAATCGCCACTCGTTTCCAAGTGTTGGTGGCAGTGCAAACGTAGATGTAGTTTGCGTCCCATGCCACCTCACCCAACGTTCCAGCAGCCGTAGCTGATGCAGGAGTATGAGTTGGCAAAATAGGCCGTGATCCTAACGTCACGTTTGCGGCAGTAATCGCCGCCATGCTCGTTAACGTTCCAGCAGCCTTGACTTTTAGATCAAGCTTTCCGTCTTCAGTTGTGTCGCTGGCATCAACAATGCTGGCCTCAAGTTCTGCGAACTGAATTTGCTCAGGCGTCGATGCATCGTTATTGCCTTGGAAGTTGATGCTGCTCAGAACATCGCTGTCTTGACCCGCAACGGAACTACCACGGTGGTGATAAAGCGTAATGTCAGCAGCACTAACAGCAACAGCTTCTGCCGACTCAATAAATAGGCCAGTGTTAGTCACTGACTCTGTGATGTGGAGCGGATGCTGTGGGTCAGATTCGTTGACCCCAACCTTGTCGCTTTTAAGCGTGATTCGAGCAGCTGTTGTGCCAGCGGCTGCAGTCATCAACTGCAGTATGCCGTCCTCACTAGCGTCAGTCGTATCAGCGATACGAGCCAGGATCTGCCCGTAACTGATGTCTTCACTCGCGGCATTACGGCCACGAAACTCAAGATTGCCAAGATTGTCATTGGCAGCAGGTGATGCAGAGTTGCGATACAACACCACATCAGGTGCCGTATCCAAGCCAGCATCAGTGTTCTCAATAATGACCTGATCAGTCGTATCGGTACTAAACAAATGCAGTTGAGCTGCAGCCGTTCCAGTGCCTAGCTGAAAACCTGCGGTCGTGAACTTTGCGACATAGTTGCTATTAGCAGTAATGGCAATCTCATTTGATGCGCTGCGATAAAAACCAGTAACGCTCGAATCAGTCAGAAAGCTGATTGCTGGCGCAGACGCTGATCCGTCAGGAACTGCTTTATGGATTGTTCCAAATGTGATGCTCTTATTTTTGTCAGCATCAGACGGTTGATCAATATCAACAACAACAAAGGTATCGCCAGCAGCAGGCGATGTCAGGCTATTTAATTGTGAGATTTTGCGATCAGCCATCAGCCAGCCTCCAGGGTTTCAATACGAGAAGTCAAAGCAGCAATTTCAGCGAAAGCCTCTTGCAAACCTTTCATCAACAATGGCACTAACTCGGCCTTGCCAACTCCCATATATTCGACATCGCCATTCTCGTCAACATCGTCTTCCGATCCCATTACTGCCTCAGGAGCTACGGTTTTCAGCTCTTGAGCAATAAAACCTTCTTCATAAATATCCTGACTAATCAGGCGGAAACGGTGCATCTGAATCTGATTGATTCGAGACTTGGCCTCCGGCATGTCAGTAATGTTGTCTTTTAACCGACGATCTGAACCGTCAAGCAGTGAAACAGTCCCTGCGGTAATGGCTCCAATTCGTCCACACTGTTGGCCATTTGTGCGAAATACAACGAGCGCACCCAACCTGGTTGTATCTGTACCAACTCTGTTAAAAACGGCAGAAAAGCTGTTGTTACATGTAGCGCGAATGCGACCGCGCTTTGAAATAATTAACCCTTCACCTGTCGTATTGCTTGTGGCAGTGGGGTTGGTTTGCATCCCCCAGTACAACGAAGGGCCATCAGCAACGCCGTCAGAGTCAGTGCCGTTGTCTTTGCCAATTGAAAAAAGAGTGTGATCGGCGTTTCCAAACTGGGTAACGAAAGCGACTGCACCAGCGGATGGCCGGTAAAAACCGTAATCAGGGCCGTCAGTGGCAAACGTTACGGAGGGCACAGCTTCGCTACCAGCCGGAAATACAATTCCAGCGGTAGTTACGGAGCGCAGTGAAATCCAAGCACTATTTGCCCCATTCCGAATTTTCAAGTCGCCCGAGGTAGTGTCCACCCAGAACTGATACGCATATGTCGTGGATGGCGCGGACGCTCCACTGTGATTAGTAAATATCGCTGCAAGCTGATTGTTGATGTCAGCCCTTACGGCTGAGCCGCTGCCATTTGCAACGACGCCATCTGCCTGTGCCATGACGAGCCCTAAGCTTGCTGTGTACCGTATCCTATCGCAGTGTAACTAAAAAATCTATTGATAAACTGATCGCCATCAAAAGTGCCCTTAAATGTAATTGTAAATCCTGTCGATGTAGGCTCACTCAACTCAAAGTAGTCGCCTGCCTCCATATTTGAAACTGTAATTCCAACAGACACCTTGGTGTCGTCATCGATGTAAAAGGGTTGCTTAAAGACCACAGTGCTTGTGCCAAAACCAGACCTGATTGTTCCGCTGTTTTCGACTCGCCGCTCCAACTGTACTGATACGCCTAATTCATCAACCAAAGGCGTCTGGTCTACATGATCCGTGCTCAGCACGGCTTTGAATTGGAACGATCTGCCGACATAAGCATTATTGTCTAACGGTATCCATTCTTCAAACACAATGTCTGACTCCTGAAGAATGTTGCCAACATCCTCGAATTGAATTTTATCTCCATCCTCATTCACAATATCGGCCTCAGGATACACCTCACCCGTGCCAGTCCCTGAGCCTGTGGCAACAAAGCTAGTATTTACAGCATTACTGTCCGCGCCAATAGCAGTAAAATCTGTTGTCCCAGCAGTTAAAATCCTGTAACTACTATTGGCTACTAACGAGCCTGCCCCAATAAAGCCAGTTGCGGCAAAATTTGATTTTCGGAAATACATTTCAACATTGGTATCGTCAGGAATTTCGCCGTCAAAGTCTGACCAAATATCAATTAGCACTGTGCGATCATCAATAAGGTCGCTTTTGTAAAGTCCCCTGGCTGAAAGGACTCGACTTAATCGAGCGTTGTACTTTGCCCCAAGATCAACTGTTCTTTGGAATATGTACTCACCACTGGAAAACTGCGTTCCAAAATGACTGTCAACATTGTCGGTAAAACCATCAAGGCTTGGTATGACATCAAACGACGCGTCACCATCAAAAATCAAACCATCGTAAACGCTGCTGTAAACAACATTTGTTTTTTGTCCAGGAAACTCTCCGGGCGATGCATCTTCGCGAGTTACCTCGTAATTGTACTTAGGAATTGCATCTGGAACGTTAATAACCGCACTGCCTGCTTTGTTGCTGCGCTGGTTCTGGTCGTTTACAAACTTGACAAGATACTCACCATTTAGCAGCGGCAGGACAACAGAAGTAGTTCGCGCTTCAACTTTGCTTAGCAATACGCTATTTGGCCACGTTCCACTACCGTCAGTTTTTGCGTTATGGCGAACATGGGCGACAAAACTTTCAAGTTTTTGGCCGCTAGCAGTCGCAGCCCAGCTCAAAACGACTTGATCCGCCCCAACCAATTGAATAGTAACATTCTCTGGATCAGGCGGTAAAACAATAGTGGCCAGACCATCTGATGTGTCACTCGTCCCACCAACGCCGATGAACCTGTTGGCAAACACAGAATCGGACTGCTTGCGATCTGGTTCAGGACCAATCGCCCTAACCTCAACATACAAACGCTTGCCAGTGGCTAAATTAGTGTTGATGTCAATCGAATTATCAGAAGTAGTAACCGTTGTGTAATTGCCACCTAGGCCAACTTTGTACTTCACCCTAAACTCAACTGCTGAAGCAGATAGTCCTCGAGTCCACGAAACCGTGGCACGATTTGTTGTATTACGACCATCGTCTATTTGTTGGAACGCAATCGCTAGGTTTTGTGGATTTGCAGGTTTTGTTCCATAAATAGACGGAGAAGGTAGCGCAAGATTTGCGTCTAACTCATCAACAATGTTATAAATGCCGTCAACATGCTTAACTCCAATGATGCCGTAAGTTCCGCCCTCACCTTCTGCAATAGAAAGGCATCGGTATTTGTTTAGGACGACTGAGTCATTTTTAATCGCGTATAGCGCATTGTCTGGTGGTGGCTGGGTAAAAGGGCTTGAAACAGTTACCTTGACGCCATTAACGCTTGCAATCGCTTGGGTCTCTACCGTTCCATCAGCCATGACAACAGTCAACTTGTTGTTTGACCCGGCAGGCAATACTGCCGTTTGGTCTAAATTCACAAAGTCACGAGTTGCTCCAACGACCCTGCCCGCAAGTCGCGTGGCAAGTCGCATTTCATCGGATACCTCGAAGACCTGACCAGGCAATACGTTTAAACCTTCAAGACCAACAGAGAACGTGATTGTTTCATCATGCAGCTTTTCGGACTGCATAATCCAACGTCCCATGCGTTGCGCTTGATATTTAGACGTACAGCCAAACGCAACTACGCTTTTTTCTTGTATGCCATATTTTTCGATTAAAGCTTGGTCTTCAATAATAATAAAGTTAGATTTGTAGAAATTGTCTGGATCGTTGTAGCGAACACGAACCCTGGTGCTACGAGTCTTGAGAGATGAACCGTTATAAACAAAGCTGCCATTAACAACATTTGAATTGCTGAAAACATGAATGGCATCAACATTTTGACCGTTTAACTCACCGTGATCTGCGGCAAGTTGTACGTTGTCTGCTTTCCAGAAAACCATCCCACGGAATACACTGGCCATGTCTTGCAAGACGTTATAAGCCTCTGCCTGCGACCCAATAACAGTATTGATCGCGAAGCGAGGTTCAGTCCCCTCCGGCGTAGTGACTAGCTCATTGCAGTATCTAGCAATATCGATTAGATCAACCCAATTCAAATTTGACTGGTCGATAAAATCACCAGCGCCAAAACGGCTATTGGTAAGCATGTTGTAAAAACAACAGACTGGGCATGTTGTCCAGTGCAGATCTGTTGTCAGACTGCCATCAAAGGGAATATCTGAAGACTTGAAAGCAAGACTGCCGTCAGCCCGAATGCTGCTGTAGTTCGACGGCAGCTGAACTTTCATGCCTTTTACTTCGTAAGCTCTTGCAGGCAGCGTGTTGTACTCCTCCGAATCAAGGCTTAAATATGCAAGCGCTGTAAAGGGATACGAGGTTTTGATTCGTTTGCCAAGAACCATACTTGTCCAAAAAATCTCGTCAGCACGCTTGTCTGCCAAAGGAGTTCTTTTCGGCAGATCGACTAGATCTTCAAACCTAATCTCAAATGCATCCTCAGCATCTGCAAATTTACGCTTCCTCACTCTGATGCGATAGGGAAACTTGTATTCGCGCAAGTCAATTTCTTGCGTCTCAAATTGATATCCAGACCTAGATATCCCTTTGATAACGTTCTTTCGTTCTGTGTTCACCGAAGCGATGTCAATTTTATCAAAATTGCCGTTTTGATCTTCTATTTCAACATTCAGTTTTATTTGAGCAGAGAATAGTTGCCCGCGAGCCAAGCCTTCTGGAGCAACACAGAACAGCTTATTAACAGTAAAAACTAATTTTACAAAGTCAACTTCTGGATCCGTAATGTCCCGGATAACTTGCCCTTCTCCGTAGTCGCGGCCATTTCGCTTAACTAAGTCTTGGTCAGTTAACTCTTCGCTATAGCTAGACCCAATTTGCGCGTTAACCTGCTCAATAGTCGTCTGAGAGTTATAAAAGCTTGTACTCCTGCTGAAGTCACCCTGCTCCTGTGTCCCCCTTGCACCTTTTACATAAACAGCTCTTTGTTCCAGCTGTTCGACGGACACCTCTGTTTCGTTTAAAAAGATGCTCTTGCGACGATCGACGAAGCCTTCAATAGGCCCCTCACAAATGGCATCGATCAACTTTAGATTAGTTTTTGAATTAAGAGCCATTAGCCTGTGAGAAGACGGTATCCATAACCCTGAAGCTCAAACGTAGCATTATCATGCACTGCTGCATCAATGATCTCAACCGTTAGATCCATTCCGTCGCCATTGCGCTTATCAACGCTTGGCATCTCCATGCGATGGCCGTATGTAAAATTTTGAGATTCGTTTACTAATCCTTGCAAAGTTACTTGCGCCGATGCAACATCAATATCTGAACCACCGCGTGTAATTGCCACGGTTATTTTGTAAGTAATAAAGCCATCAATTTTAGTCGTTCCCTCTGCCGCTACATAGTCATACAGACCACGGTTTACAGAAAATATAACATCTAGCTCATCTCTTTTGTCTTTGTTCTTTTTGTACTCAAGCTGGGGGCGGTTGGATCCACCAGTGCCAGTAGTGTACTGAGCACCTGTTTCAATTTGTTGATCTTGATTTTTGCCGAAAACCTTGCTTATCTTCTGCCGTTTTCCAGGTAAATTTGAAACCTTAATTGGCAAGACATCTCTTTTGCTATCTATGCCCCCACAGGGCTTCAGCTCTCTTTTCAACTTATCGCTGTTAATTTTTAATGTTCGTAGCGATGGCTTCTGAGTTTCGAGCTTAAGAGGATCAGAGTCATCAGAAACCTCAAGATTCGCCGCGAGCAGATGACCACCTGTAATCACACGCCCGTAAATGACAGGCAATGTTGCCCCCGTTCCAACAGTATTAGCTGGACCGCTAAAAGCATAAGACTGCTCTCCTGATCCGCCTCGCGTAACACCATCAGGGCCGGGACCGCGAACACTGGTACCTTTGCCCCGTATTCTGTCGCCGCCAAGATTCCCAAGCTGCGGTTGTGGTGAAAGTAACTGGGCCGTACCGCTAAGAATTAACCCGATACCAAGGGTGCCGCCTGCTGCAACAAGAGTCGCGCCAAGGGTCGCACTTGCTGCTCCAGCCACGGCTCCTGCGCCAAAACCTGCCGCACCGCCTAATCCAAAACCAACGGCAGGGTTAATAATTGCCAGCGCAACTAAACCAACGCCAAGCAAAATCTGGCCCGTCGAACCGCCACTGCCGCTGATCACCGGCACTACCAGCAATGGCTTACTGCCAAACGGCAGCTGCAGTTCGTCGTATCCCATCGACGCACCACCCTGGATCACCTTATATCCAACGCCGTTATGGTGCGCCTCAATTAGCTCTTGCTTAAGTTGTGGATAGTTAAAACACAGCAGCTTGATTGCATCCGCTGGTGTCTGCAGGTTGTAATACTCGTGTTGCTTGCCGTATTTCTCGCCAAGATCACCTGCCAGCAGGACAAGTTGCATGACGGTAAACAGCTGCGGTCCTTCGCCAATAGTACTGCCGCAAAGGCTCTACCGCACTTATGCCATTCATTCGTTGATGCAGAATCTTGTCCCCTCCGACATAGATTGCAGCGTGCATCGGGTTTCTGGTCCCAAGCCTCATGATCAACACATCATGTTGCCTGCGATCAGCGAATGACACACGCTCAAACCCTACTGTTTTTGCATATTTTAAAAATATGCTTTCCGTATACTCCAAGCTGTCAGGTCTAGGGAAGTCCGGGATATCAATCTTGAGCAGCTGGTAATAACCCTGCAACAACGAAAAGCAGTCATGCTTGCCATACTCCCACTGCCGTCCGACTAAGGATCGATAGTTAACCATTTTTGATCCGGCACAGAATAAATGTACCAAGGCAGCTTGGTTTGTCTGCAAGCAATACGGTCATAGTCACTAGCTGGAGTGCCCTGTGGATGCGAATGCACAATCGCTTCAATTGTCCCAGCAAGCATTGCCCCTGCATAGTCCACAGGACTAATTACGAAAGTGTTTTCTGGATCAGAAGCAATATTCCTGCAAGGAAAATAACTGCCGTTGACAACTAGACCTGTTGATTCTTTTGGATTTTGCTGCTCTGCGTGCCTTGCAGCCTCACGCTTGAAGTCTTGCGCCATAGAACCCGCCAAAAGGCAACTCTGCATTTTGTCCAAACCTGGCCTGACAACTAGAGACACGCTTGCCGCAAATGTCATTAGTCACCTTGCCATTAACAATAATCTTGCCGCTTTGAGGGATGGCTATGTCATTCACTGTGAAGCAAGAGTCTCCGGTGTAACCACATTCAGCACCTCTATACCTCCACGGGCAGAACTCCTCGATAGTTCGACCAGGCAATGGAACATTGGTAAGATCGAGCTTAGGAGCCAACTCAAACTCAACAAATTGTTGGTTTTCAGATGAGACCCTGTCGATATACCAAGCTTCAACAATCTTGGCGTCAGGGTCAGAAGTGTCGTTAAAGGTCTCCATGATGAAACTATCTGAGCCTTCAGTCACCAATACATCAGTCACATCTTGATCTGGCGCAAACGACGAACCTTGGCTGAAATTTGTTGTATCAATAAATTTGGCAAAAGTGCGAATGCGCCTGACCTTTGCGGCTAACGGGTCGTATTGCAAAATCAAGCTGGTGATTGCATTATTTACGTTTGCTACACGCATTGTGGGGCGTGGCAACGTACCTTTAGATGAGAACTCAAACCCGTCAACCTCTACAGGAACAGCTGCATAGGTTTCATTATCAAATTTAAGATCTTCCGTTAGACCGTTCTTTCCTGGGTGATAACGCAACGTATCGTTAATGCCATTAACTTCCAGCGTCAACTCAACCTCAAACAGGTCAATAATCGCCGTTGGGTCAAGTTTTAATAACTCCTCTGCTAACGGCTCAAAAGCCTCCCACGTACACGTTCCATCAACAAGCGTTTGCGTAATCTTGAAGGGAAACGCAGGTTCTTGGCTTGCAAAAGTCGCATACTCATCTGCGCTAGCTGTTGTGCCAGCAACAATGCACTTAAAAGCGAGGGTGTTCCCCTTTACCGGACTGGCACGAACAACATCGCCGACTTCAAATGTCGTCTCGGCCAGCCATCGATGAAGAACGTAAGGATAAGCCATTAGGTTTCAAACACTTGAACAAAAGTAGCAGTGATATTAAACAAATTTAGATAGGGCATTGTCTTAGTCCAACTTTGACAAACCCACTTATAACTAGTCGCCTCGTCTGGTGGCGACCAATTAAATGACTCAACACCTGCACGGGCTTCCAAGAAGTCTTCAATCGAGTTTGCATCAGCTGTTGTTCTGTTCTGCCAAGACAAATCCCATACCTTTGGATCTTGATTGATTCCAAAAGTTGCGCGCTGCGAATAGCCCGATCCAAACTGAATTGACCGAACATTTGGTTGAGCTTTTTTCGATGCCCCATAATCTGGAGCGATATCAGGGAAAGTGGCCATTAACTCAACAGTCCTCCAGGTCGTTTTTGCTTAACTAGCTCAGCCTGCACAGCTGCACCAATTGCAGAACCAAGTGCCTTGGCATTTGGCTGGTCACCTTGCACGTTAGATCCAGAAGCATCAACGTTGACCACTACATTACTAACCCCGCCGCCAGAAGCTTCAACCCCAAGCTTGCCATTTGCACCACGACGTAAAGGCATGATTGCTTCGGTGCCAGCTTCGCCCATTAAGCCGTAGTTGCCGACACCACCTTGCTTGTACTGAAACAAGGTTGGTTTTGTAACTAAGCCACCCTTGGCGTAAGGCACAATTCCGTTCCTGGCTACTGCAAGACCATTTGCTGCCATCGCGCCAACACCGCCAGGAATTGTCGTAGGAGGAGTCATGCCTTTGGTTACAGCTCCTTTCGCAGCGCCAAGGCCCAAGAAATTGCCTACTCCTGGAATAGCCGCAAGAGCTTGGAACATGGCAGCCCTTGCAAAAATTCGCGCCAAGTCCTGCAATATCGATTTAGTTAGATCAGCAAAGCTTGCCTTGCCTGTTGCGACAAAATCAGCAAAAGCATCGCCAAAGCTGCTCACTGCCTGAACTCCAGCCTCGCCCAATGCAGTATTCAGATCCATTGCTGACTCAAACACCTCTTTTAAGCCATTTCGGAAATCATTAGTACCATTCGCAGCTTCTTCTAAGTATCCCCTCATCGCCTTAAGAGCTTCTGCTAATTCCTTGCTGGTCATCACCCCAGCATATTTTTCCGCAAATTCCGCGAGCTGACGATTTATATCGATTCGAGATTTCTCTTCTTCGCTCAGACCTTGAGCAGCAAAACGAGCATTTTGCATCTCCACGTTTGCGGATTGCAATAACGCATTTCTTTGATCGTGGAGCTGATTCACTGTCTTAGTGAAGTTTGCATAGGCTTGTTCTTCCGCATTAGTGCGCTTAAGCACGTCTTCAGTCTCAGCTCTTGCCGAAAGGGAGTCCAGCTGAAGCTGTACCCCAGCGGCTCCTAGCTCATTCCCTTCAGCCTGAAGGGCTCGTAATTCACGCCTGAGATCTAGCTCCATCTGTGTCATCTTGACTTTTTCGTCGCCAGTCCCATCGCCCGATGAGTCGATATCAAGGCCAGGAATAGTTGACCCTTCCATCAGTTGCTTCAAAAGATCTTGCATCGACGCTGGCAAAGATTCCAGCTCAACTCGGTCGCTTATTGCCTTTTCTAAGCCCGTTCTTGCCTTGTTAATTTCAGCTAGTCGGGCCTCCAATTGAGCCCTATCAGTTGCAAAAGGATCTGCAGGCATCTGAGGTATTTGCATTTCCCCAGCGCCTCGCCTTCCCGAGGCATCAGACATTGTCCCAGTTCCAGTAATTCCAATAGCAGTCGCTGTCGGTCTTTGTGGAGCTTTTGGGATGGGGAGCGAATTTAGCTTCGTATTAATACTTGCCGCCTCTTTGCCATATTCTGTCAGTTTCTTCTTGGCATCATCAACTGATGTGGAGCCTCTGGCTACGCTATCAATAAACCTGTCGTGGCGATTAATGTGATTATCAATTGCCACTCCCGCTGCTGTTATCCCTGCTGCAAGTGCATAGAACGGGTTAAGCATTAGCGCTCTGTTTAAATACAGAATTGCTGCCTGTAGAAGTCCAACTTTCTTGACTAAAGGAATTATCGATGCAGAAATTTTTACTATCAGCCCAAGCGCCTTCCCTCCAACAGCGCCGCCCACAAGAATGATTATTACGTCTTTTATTTTGTCGAAGTGAGTGATCAACAATGCAATACCATCAATTATTGCTTTTATGGCTTTAGCCGACACCTTGGCAATATTTACGATCGCTGGGGTCAAATCTTTTAACGCCTTGGTTATTGACTGCTGCAGCTCTGCACCAACATTCACCAACTGCTCGCCAAGCTGCCGCCTGACTTCTTGGAAAGCAATGGTTTGACGCTGGCCGGACTCTTCCGAGCTGGCCGCCATTTCTAATGCACCATCGCTGTATTTTTCAACTGCAAATTGAAGGAATTTAACCAGCTTATCCAGCCCAACTTCTCCGTTCTTAAGCTGTTTCTGTAAAGCTTGAGTGCTTATGTCATTGGCCTCAGCGAACGCTGTTACGGCAGCGGGGAAACGCTCACCGAGCTGCCCAGAAAGTTCTTCTGCGCTGATCTTCCCTTTAGAGAACATTTGAACGAGAGCCGTCAAGCCACCTCTTACGTCTTCCGCTGAACCTTTTGTTGCCTTGATTGCTTTAGTTGCTCCTAAGAACGCTAATCCTGCTGTCTCAATATTTCCCCCTGCTCCTAATACCGCAGCACTGAGTCGAGTCATCCCGATAGTGGCGTCTGCTCTTTCGACGTTTAACTTCGCAACCGCATATTCAATTACCTGATTGGCAACAGCCTCGTTCTTAGCTGTCTGTATTCTGGCTTTTGACGACTCACCTTCTACAGTAATCAGCCTTTTCAGTGCCTTTTCAGCAAGATTAATTGAAGCCGCATAATCGGTGAAGCCTGATATCTGCTGAGCCAGAATCCCAACGCTTGCTCCAATTCCGCCACCAACCGCAGCACCTGCAGCTCCTCCAATCGCCGCGCCGCCAAGAGCACCTGCAGCACCTAATGGCCCCCCAAAAATACCTGCAGAAGCAACTGCACCCACGGTTTGCGCCGCGCCTTTTGCGCTAAATCCACGACGCTTGTTTAGTCTTGCAAGCCTCTTGTCGACCTTATCTATTTCTCTACCAACTTCCCGGTAGCTCTTGCTTGCAGGATTAAGTCCAGCTCTTAAAGATGCCCAGCTATTGCGCTGCGCTTCAAGACTTCTAATGCTGCCATTCGACGCCAACGTGGCTTTCTTGATGTCATTTGCCACCTCTCCATAACTCTTGCCCATTCGGTCAATATCAGCCGAAATGCCAGCCATGCCAACGCTTCCAATGCTTTGGTACAAGCTGCTAATTTCACGAACTGGTCTCTGTACCAAAGAAGCAGGTGTTCCTACTCCGCCTGCAATCATCGCTCCTGTTCTTGGATCTCTGGTGCCAATCGCTCCTGCGCTAGCTGACTGCATCACAGCAATCTTTTGCGCTCTTCTTGCTGAACGCTCCTGTGCGCGAGTTAAGTCGTCAAAAGCCTTGGAACTAACTCCAAGTACTTGATTCAGCTCCTCCTGTGCGTCTTTTAACTGTCTGCTTGTAGTGGTGTAATCCTTGCTGCCAATTTCAAGATTTTCAATATCCTGAGAAAGTTCTGCAATTTTTTGCTTTAAGGCTGCAGTCGTAAATGTTCTACTTATATCAACCTTTTGAGAACTTACAGCAGCACCCGCTGCCGCCTTGTTTGCTGCAACTACACTCCCAGCAAGAACCACCTGCCTCTGCTGAGACCTAGTAAATTCCTGAGTTATGGCATTAAGCCTTACTAGAGCATTCGTGTATTCCGCTGAAGATATTTTGTTCTTTTGCAGCATTTCTTGCTGCGCCTGTAGCTGCCTGGTAGTTTTTTCAGGGATCCCAGAAGTAAATTCCCCAGCAATTTGACCAGGCGATCTTGGTTTTCGCGCAGTTTCCCCTTCTTTCCTGTTCAGCTTGTCAAGAGACTGAGTAAGACCATCAATGTCTTTTCCTAGCTTTCTATATACAGAACTGCCAATACTTGCTTGTTGTCTTAAACCCTTGAAAGCTTCAATCTGACCTGCAATCGACTGTCTGCTGAGTTGACCTGCCTTTGCAAATGCAGTGACGCTACGCCTGATTTGTTCTAATTCTTTATCCGCAGGGCCAGCGGCTTTGCTTAGGCCGCGAAATGCACCCTTAAGCTGGTTTATGCCCTCAATGCCGTCGACCTTGAGCGCAACTATTAGATCAGCAACGCTCTTAGCCATCTGATTTCTTCCTAAATTCGCTTAGCGCAGTGGATTCCATAACTTGGAGACCCTCTAGCACTTCGCGACGGTTCACCACATCATATAGGTCAAAAAGCCCGCCGGAAACCAGCAGCACGTCATATTTCAATCCAACGTAGCCCGACATGCTGACCTCCCATTGAGTTTGCATGCGTAGAAACATCATGACGATGTCCCAGTTTTCATCCCAAACCTCAAAATTATTAGATTCTTCTGGCTTGGCGTTAGGCGCTGGCAGCTTCAGTCCAAAGGCAGCTGCGTCGTCCTTTGTCTTGTCTTCAATCTGCTTGCCGCCAGACGCCCAATAAATCGCAGCTTCTTTTAGTTTCCCGCTTGAGCTTCCCCATAAGTCCTTGTGTAGCTATTGAGAACAGCTTTCAACCAGTCGACATCTTCACAAAACTCCTCAAGCTCTTTGGTGGAGAAAGGCACGTCCTTACCATTCTCATCTTGGATGCCTTCCCATCCAACAAGAACCTTCTTCAAAAGGCTATTGCCCTCATCTTCACTAAGCTTGCTGATCTGAGACATCTTCACTCTCTTGAAGACAGCCGTAAATTCGCACTTGTCAAATTCGCCCGGACGATCTTCGCTTGGTTCTGTTACTTCAACAGGCCACTTAAAAGTCTTTACCTTTTTACGTACAAAAGCCATTGGGTAAGTGCATAAGCAGAATTAGCTTACACAAAAAAAGGGAGCCTGGAAAGGCTCCCAAAATCACAACAACGAGTTGATCAGGTGTAAACGATCTCTACCTCGTCGTTGCCAGCACTGCTAGGAATCGCTGTGAATGGAATTTCTAGCATTGCAATCCCGTCAAGGTCGCCATAAGAAACATCCGAAATGTCGCCTCTAGCAGAGTCAACCTTAACGATGTTTCCAGCACCAGTCCCATGAGTAAACTCAATGATCCCAAGCGTGTTGGCCAATGCTGTCGCGAAATAATCCTTAACGGAAAGTGCGACGGCCTCAATGCTGAGACTTCCACTTACACTCCTGTTTGTCAGAAGCACTTCTCCAGTGCCTCCCACAAGTTCTCGGTAGACAATCTCGTTGCCGATATCAAGTGAATAGCTAGACAGCTTTGCAGTCGTCAATCCCATCACGTTGAGACCAGTGGTGTTGCCTTGCTTAAAGATCAGGGGAGTTGCTTGATTCGCATAGGTAACGCTTGGCTGAGCACTGTCATCTGGAGCCACATAGATTCCAGTCATCGTGAAATCGAGTGTTGGGATTTCACCCACATTCGCTGAAACAGTGAAAGTTCCACGAGCACCAGTCACTTTGTGTCTGACACCATCAACGTTGTAGTGGATAGTGACCGAGTCGAAAGCTGTGCTGACAGGGACATAGGTGACGCTCGTGTTTGCAGCAACAGTTTCACTGAAACCACAAGCTTTCAACGCTTTGCCATACCTCGGTGCAGTGCCAGCCGTGCCTGAACCTGCAAGCTCAACACTAAAGGTGCATTCAACACGAGTGTTAGCCAGCAGCTGCTCAGAAGCCCCTAAGTAAGGACGAATCAAGTCGCGACTAACAATGTCACTCTGTTGAGGCACAATGTTCAAATCACGAACAAGGACTGCATCAGCCCCCGTTGGAGTCGGATCCGTCCCGTAAGTCGACTCCTCCTCGATCAGAATCAGGCGTTTGCGTAGTAGCAGTGCCATCGGATTTTTCCTTTGATGGGGTTTGTGGTTGCGTGCGCCTAATCAAAGTACGAACGCCTGTTTCAGGGTCAAGGAGGTAACTGCCACCTTGACCACTGTGTTCATCTGCCATGGTAAATGGAGAGCGTGGTTAGGTTTTAGCCTAGTCCGAAAGGACTACTGACTCAAATCAGCGACTTCAGTGCGGTAACGAATCTCAAATTCGCAGAAAATAATTCCAGCTGGTTGGTCGGCTTCCAAAAGTTGAAAACTTGTTTGAGCAGGTTGAACATCAATCGCATAGCCGCCCAAAGTCAGGTCAGCCATCATCTTGCTGTGAAGAGATTCAATTGTGTCATCAGCCGCTTGATCTGGAACCGTACCTCTCTCAATCACCGCAATTCTTACGCGAAGAGTCCAGTCCAGCGTGGGCAAGCTGGTGTTCTGGATTGGGGTATCAGAAACAGGCTCAATAATGATCGCTGGAGACTCCCCCCTAGTCATAGGCTCAACACGGCTTCTGTAAATCCTGGTGCCTACTCCAGTCGTGTTAGCTAGTGCCGTCTCGATAGCAGCAAGGATGTTTTCGCGTTTTGTTGTCATCGAATTAATCCTTCATCAGCATCACACGCATAATCTTGCCATCGTCAAGCAGCATTTGCTCACGCACCGTATAAGCCACACCCTCAACAGTCATAGCGTCCCCTCTTGAGACAGTGGAAAAGTCAGAAGTCTTGACCACAACTGCGTAATCAGTTGTCAGTACAACTCCATCAGCAATGATTTCGTTAGGCGATTCAAAGTAGCCAACACTTGTTGTTGATCCTTGAACGACTGGAACCGTGAATCCAGGCGTATCAAAAAAAGCGTCTAAGTCTTCGGTGAAATTAAGTGCCATAAAAAAATGCCCCCGGTTGCTCGGGGGCTATGAAACAAATCAGCCGTACTTAGGAGAGGCAAGACCCAAAACGCTGACTGCGCCTGCGCCTGTACCACCTGCGACTGTCACGACACATTTGATGAATCGCTTGGTCTCGTCGCTGTTAATAACCAGCTGTTCAACTAGCGCAGTATTTGCACCAGTCGTTGTGAATGCAGCGCCAGAAACGTCGGTATAAGTACCGTCAGTGGCGTCTGATTCAGTCAGCTTTACCGCGTAGGTAACGCTGCCGCCGCCTGCTTCAGCGTCGAGGCTGAGAGCGATATCACCCTCATAGTCCTCTAAATCAACTGCAGAACCAGTTTTGGTTGCTGTAGTCACGTCATTCGCGATGAATGTGAGCAGAGTTGTTGCCCTGCGAGTGTTGCCGATGCTCATTCCTTAGTCCTCTTGCGAGTTGTGGTCTTTGGCTTGGCAGCCTTCTCTTCAGAAGACGCCTCTTTGGAAACAGGCTTGCCTCACAAGCCTCAACCTCTCCCTTGAACTCGACAGCTTTGCCGAGGTTGATCAAAGTTGCAGCTTGCTGGTATTCAACCTCCAAAATGGAGCCCGCCGAAACGGACTCCCCGGAGATCATTACCTGTCTCAGAATTTCAATCTTCATGAGTCAGAAACG